TCTACATCAGTATCCTCAACATGAGCTTGGACAACCCAAAGTCCTGGCATGTTTAAATCAGTTACAAGCAAATCATAGATCATACGAGTTGAGTCTGCAGGATCTATAGATGCAGTCCAGTAACCAGTTGTTCTGTTAGGACGCTTGAACTTTATTATGAGAGTAGCATACACACTCAAATCAATTCCAGTGTTTACAACTAATCTCGGAGTATCACCTACAAAGGTTTTATCTGCAGAGGCCAAGGTCAATCTCCTTTGTTATAGGTGAGAAAAGTAATAGTTCGATAGGTATAGCTGAGATCAATTCAAGTTCACATATCTCAAGTGGAGGAGCAGTTGTTGGACCTGAAGTTGTAGGCAATAAGGTAGTTGGGGGTAGAGTAGTCGGAACAGGTGTTGTAGGAGCTGGCGTAGTCAGTGGAAGCGTAGTTGGTGATGGAGTAGTAGGTATAACAGTAGTTGGTGGAAGTGTCGTTGGAGGAAGAGTAGTGGGAGCTGGAGTCGTTGGTGCTAAAGTTGTAGGAGGAAGGGTAGTTGGAGGAGCCGTAGTCACACAACCATACAAGCCCTGACGAACTCTATCTATTTCATTTTCAGTTAGAACCTTATCAAATATTAAGACTTCATCAATCTCACCATCCCAGAAGAATACAGGATTGGTATTAGAGTGAATACATGCTATCAGAAATGGAGCAGCAGTTAACGCTATGTTATTTACAGTGGTTCCACTATTCTCCTGTGCTGTTTCAGTTATGTCATCCCAAATCTTTGCATACCATGCCTTTGTAGCATCATCGTAAGAGAATGCAAGGTGGTACCATCTATCCAAGACAGGAGTGAATGTAAATAGGACTATCGTCTCCCAACTACCACCGCCGCTATAACCATGAACATAGGCAAGCCTAACAACTCCACCTACATTCTGCCATAATAGTCCCCAAGATACAGTCCCGTTACCTGCGTCAGCTTTACAAATTAAATATCTGTTTTCTCCTACAGATAAGTTAGATTCACTTCTGAAAGCCATTAAGACAGTGTGGATCTTATTAGTTGTGCCAGACTTAAACGGGAAATTACTTGACAGACCAACATTGTTCCTGCGATAGTGCTGAGATGAACCAAGTTCAAAATCAGCTGCGCAAGCACCTTCCCAAAAATCAGTTGTGTTTTCGGTAGGTGGACTAGCCGATGCAGTTAGATCATTAGCATCCTTTGAGTCTACAGTTAAAGCTCCACTTTCGAATCTATACAGTGCTACAGCGTTAGGATCGTCTGATACGTCGTTGTAGCATGGAGGTTCAGTAGTTGGACCAACCGTAGTGGGAGGTAGAGTAGTCGGTGCCAACGTAGTCGGAGGTAAGGTAGTCGGTGCAGATGTTGTAGGAGCTAATGTGGTCGGAGCAAGAGTCGTAGGAGCCGGCGTTGTGGGAGCTAGCGTAGTAGGTGGCAATGTAGTCGGAGCTGGAGTAGTTGGAGCTAAGGTGGTAGGAGCAGGAGTAGTAGGAGCTAAAGTTGTTGGTGCAAGAGTTGTTGGTGGTAGCGTAGTTGGAGCTAACGTTGTGGGAGGTAAAGTAGTTGGTGGTAAAGTTGTCGGAGGCAGCGTAGTAGGCGGTGCGACAAATGCCTTGTATGAAGCAACTGCCATCGTCCACTCATCGTCCGCTCCAGCCCAACTCATAGTCTGTGGTTGGGCAGTAGTTTGGATGATGTAGCTCGCACCAGCAACACGAACACCTAGATCATGGTCATGGATCAAAGTCTGAGCAGGCGTTAAAAGATCATTTGCCTCGCTCATCTGAACAGAATTGACTAGCTCTCCATCTTCTGTAGGAGTTACAGCAAGACTCGGATCAGTAGAACCAGTACCTCCATTAGTCTGATCTGCTCCAGGAGTTTGATTAGCACCATCGTACCAGGAAGCAAAGATGGATACTGCAGATGTGCCATTTAGGCTGTTGAATGTAATAGATAATTGATTAGATCCGTTAGGTGGATTCTTTAAGCTTAGCTTTGCTACTGTGTGGAATGGAGCTGCAGCAGTCCTGTTCTGCTGCTTATCTATTGTCATCGCCTGACCACCATAAGTGGCAGATGAGACAGTAAATGAAGCGTTAGCTGTTTCCGCAACATCTACCAACAGCAGACCATTGGTTCTAGTGCCAATGTCAAAGGTAAATGTACGAGGATTGACATCCCCAGTGTTGTTCTGCTCAGCTTTTCCAACAAAGGTAATAGGCATCTAAGGATTCCACCCAGCTAACTTCGCAATCATAACCCAGAAGGCCTTTGCTACACTGACTGTTCCATGAGCTGTAACTAAGTGTCCACCGTTGGCCTCAGGAGTCTTGTTTGGACATACTGCAGATATGTTAAGACCATCATCAGGGTAATTTTCCTGCTGGGCCCCAAAACTGAAGGCTACCCCATCTCTGTTATCATAGCAGGAAGATCCATCAGGATTGTGCTGCCCAACACCTGCAAAATCAAACAGTGGTCTGTTATGTAAAGCTGCCCAGAAACGTACTGAGTTGTTGAATTGCTCTGCTTCAGCAGTTCCAATGCTACGGGCGAGGCTACTAGTCCAATAGATGAACTTAGCACCCCTGGGAGTGAGGTGATCATCTATCTCCCGCTCCAGATCCCAAGCATCATCAAATTGTCCGGGACGTACAGTGAAGAACTGACTTATTGTGCTTCCAACCTCAACATTTAGGTATGAGAACTGAAAACTAAGTATATCATAGTTATCTACAATTACAGTAACAGGAGATCCAGTTTTAGTCTGAGCTGGGATACCTCCATTGTGTAGGCCTTCAATGAAGTCCTGAACCATGGTTTCCCAAGTATCAGCGAAAATGAAGTAACTCCAGTTTGAACGATTATAAATTGTAGGTGATGGAGTAAACTTTATGTAAGGATCAAGTGTTGACCAATCTGCGTCAGAGTGTTGAATATACTGCCATACTCCGCCTATCTGAACCATCTCACGACGACAGACATTTTGTGCCTTTCCATAACTTTGTGCAGTGAAGCAGTTAATAGCATTGTCTAGATTGACACCAACAGATCTGTTCATGAAAAGGACACGTTTGGCCCTGGCAGCTGTTAAGTACTGATCAGGAATTAAGTCAAATTGAGAAACAGCTTCCTTACCAGCAGTCTGTGCATACAGAGGTGAGAGTGCAAAGATCATGTAAGCAACGAGAGCTACAATCATTACTACCTCGTAGAAAATGAACCAGTTGACTGATCACAGCCGTCTCCGTTGCAGCTTTCTGCAATGAAGAACCAGTTCTGGTTAGGCTGCAGACCTGATGCTGTTAGGAAGTGATTGATGACATAGGATGCATCACTAACAGTTTTAGGTAAGAAGCCTATGCGATTATACTGAACTGCTGAATTTGATGACCTGTCAGTCTTCCATGTAAAGTGGATAGTCTTTTTATCTGTAAGATCCTTTGAGGCTATTACAGGTGATGTGAAGGTAGGAGGTACTGGTTTCCAATCAGCATATGCTTCGTTGGATGGGTCACTCCTGATGACAGTTCCATCATCCTCCATGACATGTGCTGTGAGTACGTAGTACCAACGTCCTATTCCAGGTTTGTCTATAGTTGTTTGAATAGAGTTCCCACCAAGTATTGTCTGCTTAGGAATGCTTGGGAAGGTTCCACTAGTTGTTGATTCCCATAGCTCGAATCCAGTTAGTCCAGCTGCTTCAGGGTGAGGTTCCCAAGTAGCAGTCTTTGTTTGAGCTATAGCATAGACTGAGGCTAACACAAAGACAATAGTTTGAACGATTTTGGATCGAACTTTCATTTCTTGCCTCCACGCTGATCTTTGTTTATTATCAAGTTTAACTGTTGAACAGTTGCTGCTAAGCTTATTGATGCACTAGTCAAACTTTCTTGATTACTTATAAGTCTCTCAATGACTTTCTCATGTTGCTTCTGGCCAACTTCTAACGTAGTTATTCTACTCTCATTAGAAAGTATAAAACCAATTGCAGCACCGACAATAGGAAGTACAACAACCCAAAGTTTGTTGACTTGTATATATCCACTCCTAACACTGTCCTCAACTTTTACTCCCATCATACGTACCTCCAATCATCAACTGGCTTTTCATAAGTCAGTTCTTTATATTCAGCCTCGATATCTCCTGGATCCTCTTTCGGTGAGAAGTAACGTTCTCCAAGTTCTAGCATTTCCACGAGATAAGCTAGGCAGTCCATAAGATCCCAGAGAGCTGATCGAGGGAACATGAGAAGTTGTTGTTCAAGCTTCTTTATTGTGAAGCAAGATGCATTGTGGTAGATGTAGCCGCCACGATAGTATGGAACAAGCTCACGTATACGAAGCTCCTTCTTCATCCCACCACGAGCTTTGAGCCAAATAAGTTCGAAAAATGTACCTCGGCGAAACATCTCATTTTTGATAGGCTGTTTGATAAACTCATTGAGTGAAGTTTCTTCAATTCCAAGTACCTTTGCACCCAGCCTTTGGCCCATGCCGAACATAGCGTCGTAGATTTCATCTGGGTACATTTTGTCAGAAATAGCATCTCTGACGTAGACCTTGGCACTTGCAAGGTCAATTCCTATACCAATTATAGCAGATTCGGCAGAATGAATCTTGACAGTCTTGGCTGGATCGAGAATTACTACAGTCTCTATGTTTTTATCCTGCTGAACCTCGACGTCTAGTAACTTTAGGTCATTTTCTGTTCCAGGACGTTCCGGGGGGAGGTTGTAATACTTAAAATATTGATGTTGGAAGGTAGAATCTTTGGTAGAGATAGGCAGATTGCGTAATTCTCGGAAGAAAACATCAGTTTGGCCGGCATCTACATGCTGTTGCCACTCTTTTTGTATAGCTTCGTCAGACATGAAGTGAGGAGCAGTGGATTTGAAGTCGTCATCGCAAGCTTCGAGACGTGCAGATGACCATTCTGGGGAATCTAGTAACTTTTGAAGTACAGAATCCTCGTGTTTTAAGGTGTCTATGTAGACTATTTTCCAATTTCCTGCTTCTTCACCTATTCTAGGCACAGCTTTCATTACGTCAGCGTAGAGCCATGAGTACCAGCCCTTGCGAATTTCCTCATTTTCAACCTTTTCAGGGTCCTCAAGATCATCTATGACAATTAGCCCAGGTCGACTATTCTTGAATAAGACACCTCGAACCTGCTGGCCAGCCCCCCGAGGCCATACTAAGGTATCATATGCTACCCAAGCTTTCTTGCTAAATACTTCGTCGAACTCAGCACCAGTCACATCTCGTTGTTTGAAGTCGCCGAAGAAAGCTCTGATTTCCTTGTTAGTGACCATCTCACGGCGAAGGTTTTCAGTTTGAAGACTGGCCGCATCGTGACTATGGTTGATGTAGACTATGAATGGAGTAAGCCTGAACAAAATGTAGCGTGCAATTAGTGCTTCAGCAACAACTGACGTTTTGCCCCAGCCACGAGGAGCAGCTATTGCAACCTTCTGTGCTGGGCCGTCTATGAGTTCAAATATCTTCCCATGTACATTCTCGGCAAATGGCATGTAGAAGCGCTCAGGGAAGAAAGTCTTAGCAACCATCCTTGTTGAGATGCCACACCTTACCAGGATTTCAGAAAGTTGATTATCCAACTTTAGTTCTACCTCTATTGATAAGGTCTACAGCTTCCTTATTTTTCGATAGGAAGTATTTCATGGCTACTCTAGGCTCTACTTTCCCAGTTCTTCTGTATGAGCTGTGCCAGTTGTGTCCTACGACTAATTTACTACCTCCCAAGCCATGCATGATAGATACTTTGTTGGTTAGAGCTAACTTCCATCCATGCATTATAGCTCTAACACACATATCTGCATCTTCATATCCGTAGCCAGAGTAGTTTTCGTCTAGCAATCCTATCTCATCAAGCATTTTTCTTTTAAGATATACGCAGGTAAATGATATTCTATCATTGCTCTTAGCACTGCAGTATCTTATGCCGGATGGGAACTTGACCCACAAATGCGAATTAGACAGCTTGGCAAACTTATTATTCGTACCTCCATCAACAACTGGAGCTGCTATACCTATTGATATGTCACTGTAGGCAGCTTCCCTGAGAGTCTCGAATGTTAGTCTATGAATCAACCTGGTATCGTCATTTAATAGTATTACATCATTAGGAGCTACATGATTTATTCCTACGTTTACAGACCTACTGAATATAAACTTATCATAATCAGTCCTCACATAATCATATCCGTAGCCTCTGTCATGACTGTCGGAAATTATTAGTATGTGAAAACTGCATCCAAACTCCTTTAGTGACTCTAAAAGTGGCTGGATTATATCTTCAAATCTGTTAGGTATGATAATGCTACAGTTGTTCATACGGCTCAATGTAAAACAAGTCAGCAACTTGATTGGTTCTCTTAATAGCTTTTACAAAAACACCAGGGCATTGAGGATCACTGTGCAACTTAAGTATTTCCATGTCAGAGAGTATGTCAGACATGTTATCTACACTGAATCTCCAGTAATCAGCTGGATGGTCATGTTTCTTGAATCCACGAGATCTGCATGTGAGAAATAAGGTACCATCCATACGAAGTACGTACTTAATTCCGTATATTGCTGACCTCCAGTTCTTAGCATGTTCTAGCATTTCCGTACATATAATTACATCGAATAGTCCTGGTGAGTAGTTTGCAGGTAAGTTTTCAGCTTCTATAACTTTGTCAACTCCCTTACCAGGTCTTATGTCTATGCCTACGTATGAGAGTGGCTTGAGTGACATTATTATAGTCCTAGGAGATCCATTTACGTCTAGACTACCTACTTCTAGTACAACTTTGTCCTTGATTTCCTCAGGACTTATATTAGACCGCAGAAAGTCCATTACGCTCTTGTGCATAAGTTTGATCAATTTTGGAATGATCTTGATCCCAAGGCTTGGAGGTAAGTAGTTGCTCAAAGCTCATGATCTTACGACTGTCAAGCCAGTTCTTTTCATTAGTGCCAATTTCAATAGCTTTGGACCACCACTTGTCGATGTTTATGTACTTACCAAAGCGTTCGGTTAGAGCCTTCCTATTACGTTGCATCATTGGCTCGCCACCAAGCACGTAGCAACTAACCAGGAACCCAAAAGTGTGGGGGAAGTTGCCACTTGATGTGTAGCGTCTGTACTTCTCATGATCGTTTAGGTCTTTGGCTAGGAAGGCCTCATTACTGTTTCCGTTGTTACCTATACGAGGAAATGGACCTATGTGAATGCAAGAGTTGGTAGGAACTGCCCAGTTTTTGAAGCCGAGGAGCCAAGGCTTAATTCCTATATGCATGTCACCTCCACCCCAGCTGACTCTGTGCTCAGATAGGGCACCGTAGCCGTTTAGGCCCTTGTCTTTATCTAAGAACCAGCTCCTTCGACAGATCCATGGCATGCCTTTCCAAGTAATCATCCTTTCGTGATCATAAGCAGTGCCCCAAGGACCTAGTTCATGTCTGGAGATATTTCTATCGTGCCTAGCCCTCGACTCATGCTGATGAGCCCAGGAGATAGGAGCGTGGGCAAAACCTAGAGTTGGGTCGTTATATCTACGATCCATGAAACTAACTAAGTCCTTAATGGAGTCCCTACCAACTATCATGTGTGAATCAAGACATATGATGTACTCACCAACAGCCTTCTCAGCAGCCAACTCACGAGCTGTGAATAGACATGGGAAGTCCTGATAGAACAACTTGAGGGTCCCATCTCTGCAGTAACCAGTTGGAAGAGCACCTCTTAAGTGGTCCCTAATTTTCTTATCAGAGTTGTCTACGACTATTACTTCACCAGCACCTTTGCCAAGTGGACGTAGCTCTTCTATACATGATCTAACCGTTACAGCTAGCATTGCTAAGTCGTTGCGATTAGCTATGATGACAGATACTATCATTTAGCTACCTTAGCTCCTGCATATACAGCTACAAAGGTTCCAGTAATTGAAATAATAATTTCTTTCCAGTGTGTCCTGAACTTTTCCTGTAGCTGAAACCACTCCTTAACAAGGTCTGATTTCTTATCAGGAGGGAGGTTAGACCTAAGAATTTCCTTAACAACTGGATCCTCAAGTATAATCTTTCCACCTTGAGGGCCTGTAACTTTAACCTGACGGCCTCCACAACTGACGCTAATCGCTAAGATTACTATCAGTGCTAGTTTCAAACTGTTTCATCCAATCTTTTACTTTTGCTAAGTAGACTGACCTGTCCTTTGGATCACAGAAGTGAATAGTAGCTTTTTCAATACTCTTCCATCGTTTAAGAAGTAACTTTAGAAAGGCTACTCCACAAGCTACATCAACAAGATCGTCGTCAATAGCTTGCATTGATAATAGCAAGTCTTTCATAGCAATAGATGACATCTGAAAGACTCCTAGGCAATTTGTAGGTGACTTTTGTCTTAGGCCAAGTGAACTCTCAACCATTGCAATTGAGTTGGCCCAGGCAGGATCTATGCCAAAGATTTTAGCAAAGATTTCAATCTTCGCCTTTGTCTCCGATTGTTTTCTGTTCAGCTTCAACTTCTATCACCATACCAGCCTCTTTGGCTGCTAGAATACCCCTTCTCTTGAACTCAGTCAGTTCTTCAGCTGTTAGACTTAAGGAAGTAGCCTGTGAATAGATCTTGGTAGGCACACGTAGGCCAGAGAGCTCAAGTAGGACTGTGTCAGCTACCTTCATCTTGTCCCTCAAGCCTATTTCCCCAGACTCGTCATCAAAAATCTCATGATATGTAGCTAATGCTTTATCAGTGAGGACTCTGACTTTCTCAACAACTTTCTTAGTCTCCTCATCACGTTCCTGTCTTATCTCAGATAACTTGTATTCCCCAAGATGACTATTTAACGTGTTAGAGACAGTCTGAGGATGGATGTTAAGGATCTCAGCAATCTCTGTCTGCTTAAATCCCTTAGCAGCTAAATTAACAATCTCATGATGGCGCTGCCAGAGCTGCTTAATGTTGTGAGCCTTCCTCTCAGTAGCTGGAACCCTACGTCTGTCCTCTTCTCTATATTCAAACCCATAAAGTCCGTTTCTCTCACTCACTTCCATCACATTATACCTCTAAATATACCATACCACACTTCCATAATAAATGCAAGGTAACTTTATGTACAATTTGAAAGTACGATCAATTTTGGTTCGATCTATTACTAAACCTTTAGTTGCATCTCCTCAACTACTCTCTCACAAACCACTCAATTGTCCGTACCAAGATCAATCCATTTCAATTCGTTGACCACAATCCTACGAGCATTGTACATTTTAGTTTGATTGGAAGAAGTGTGGGAGAGCTAACCCCGCGCCGTACGTCATACGTCTCCCCCATGCCCTCGAAACAAATCCCTTGACAAACAACGTGGGAGGGGTTATGATGGTGACAATCGCGGGTGAAACCGCGAGACGATCATTGACAATTAGGGTTCGACCATTCAAATCTCGAGCGGATTTGTGGCATGAAAGGATTTGTCATGACCATAAACCTTAACGAGAAATTGACGGGAATCGTCCGAACAATATCCGCATCCGTTAGGTTGGATACGGATATGCCGAAAACCCAGGCAAAATCAATATTTCTCGATATTGATTTCTCCGAATGCACACTTGGAGATATTTTGGACTTCGCGTGTGCGGACCGGAGAATTGCATGGGCGAACGGTGGAAATGGCCGGAAGGCATACCCATCGTTGAAAATCGGCCAACATGTAAAGGTGTTGGCCAAATCGGCAGGTGCGAAAACCGTTGACATTTTTGCATATGTCAACGAGCAGGCACGTGCGGCCGGTATCACGCCAAAAGAGTGGCTTGATGCCGAGGCCAAAAGGCGCGGTTTGGAACCGCTGGGGAAATAACAACTTTCCGCCACGAACCGCTCGAGTTTTGGATGGTTAAGCCAATTGGAGGTGTTATGAGATCAATTGGGAAGGTAATATGCACAAAGGAGTATCCAAAACTCCTACGTGGTAGAGGTAATAGGATAGTCCTACACCTATCAGATATCCGAGACTGGGATAGGGGTATATGGAATATCGGCTTGTATGAGGTATTCAAAGGGCCAGATAGGCCAGGAACTACGCCACCCACCGCACCACCCACTGCATAACAACTGCTGAAGGGTAGATAGTTCACAGCTGTCTACCCTCCTTCCTTTAGTTATGTAGTTCCATAGTTCGATTTATTTTGGATTGAACTTTTGCTTCTATTATATAGATAGTGTGAGTTGTTCGTAGTGTTGTGAGTTGTTAGTGAGTAGTTATATTGTGTGTCTATAATAATTGTACATTGACATATTAACGACACTCATGTTAATATCGTTAATAACGAAAATGTGTGAGTGCCATTATGTATTATTATATATATATATCTATATATAGGAGAGTAGTGTGTGGTGTGTGTTGGGTGGTGGGATAAGGCACTAACACATTATGGTTAATGTTGGTTATTTGGTATGGATCAATCTGTCATTAATAGATCGAACCATTTTGGATTGAACTGGTAATTTGTGAAGTGCTTGACAACTGGGTGTAAGTTGTGTTATGATGGACAACATGAGCGAATTGAACAATGGAGGGAACAATGAACTGCGATCACGAATTAAAACCCATCAGAATCGGACCTAAGGGAAAGTTTATTTCAAGTACTAGCAGCCCCGCTGGGCAAGGAGGAGAGACAATGGAAAAGAAGACTATGACACCAATCGTGGTGCTAAGAACCTTCTTCGGCCAGAAGGAAGGCCAGACACTGAAGGGATTTATGGAGGAGATAAAGGAGCTGAGTGAACAGGAGAAGCTCCACCTGGCCAAACTCGCAGCTGAGGAGCTTGGTGTTGAGTTGGAAGTGAAGTAGAGGGAGGAGAAGATGATTAGGTCAGAATATCACTGTCTGGGATGTACTACCAAAGTAACTTTGATCTGGAGCAATTACATAGTAGATGGAGTAGAAATAGCTGATGCTCCAGTTATCGTGTGTCAGTTGTGTGGTGACTACTTGTTACCAACAACTACACAGGAAAACTAACGATTCCTACTTCGGCTCCATCATTGAGAAATGGTGGAGTCCTGGGAGGGATTGAAACTAACAATTAAGGAGATAAAATGACTAAGGGAGAATTAATCAAAGCATTACGGAGGAATAAACTCCCTAATAGCACAGAAGTGCTTATCAGTGTCAAGAAGTATAACGATGGTGAGGCTACATGGGATGAGATAGCTTACGTTGATGATGCTCCAAATTGCGGAGAACCAATTTTGATATATCTAGGAAGAACAGTAATGCAATGAGTGACTACGACAAAGAGGGGAATCGAAAGATTCCCTATGTTGAAAACAGTACACGTGGTAAGAGCTTAATCCAGCCACTAAAGCACAAGGATGATGTTCTTGTGCAGGTATGGATTGATAGCAGACTCTTAGCCACTCTAACCAACTGGCTCGAGACCAGCGGTGAGTATCCACGTTTCTTGAGCGAAGTGGTTAGACGGCCACTCGAGATGCTGCTTGATTACCTAATTCAGGACAAAAGAGTGACAATGAGTGAGGATACAGCAGTAGCTCGAGAGATGCTTTCTAAGAGGTTCAAGGTGAAGCTCAACAAGGGAGATAGAGGACGCAAGAACGTCCTTCACAACACTTTGTTGAGCGAGAAGAGCAAACAGGAGCTAGATCTCGAAGAGGTTCTGGCTAAATATAAGGAGATTGAAAATGAAGATAAAGATTGAGTTGATAGTTCGATCGAAAATGGTTCGAACTGATAATTCACAAAGTTCTTGACATCCAACGTACAGTTGTGATACAATGAGTCCATGATGAAAAAAAGAGAGTGTTTAAACCCAAGGTGCAAGGATGGAGTTTACGCCAGAGGCTTGTGTAACTCCTGTTATCAAGTTGCAATTAGAATAGTCTCAGCTGGTTTAACCAACTGGGAATCACTCGAGAAAAAAGGAAAGTCTCTACCTTTAGGAGTTTCCAGGAAGGTTAGTGAAAAGAGAGGATGGTTCACTGAAGAATAAGTCCATGATAAAAAGCCGAATCAAATCGGAGGAACTATGAAAACAAGTAAAAAGAAGCTGACAGAGTTGAAAGCCTATCTAACTGAACAATATGAGACCGGAGATTCAGGGTGGTTGGAGGGCTGGATATGTGGTTACTCAGATCTAGATCACACAAAGGATAAAGGTCTCAGGGATACACTGTTCAATCATCTTTCTGAACTGAGAAAGGGAAAAACTAAATGAATGAGATAGAATATCTCCGAGACCAGCGCAAGCTGGTATGGAAACGAGTTAGAAGCTCTCACATGCTGTACGTAAGAGCCAAGCGTCTCTACGAATGCCTGAAGAAACGCTGGGAAGAAGATGAAAAAGCATATGAGGATATTGATCATCAGTTAGCCATCTTGGATGGCCGACTGCAGAAGCTTGAAGCTGCTAAGCATACTCCCAAGCTAAAAAGGCTATCAAACTCCCAGATCAAAGAGCTCCTGGTGATGTTAGGGGCTGAGGCTGATGAGTTAGATGAGATTATCGAGGACGAGCCTGAGGAGGGGAGTGATGACTGAGCGTGAGAAGAAGATAAGAGCAGCTAAGGATATATTAGTTGGAGCAAGACTTTACTTGTTAGGTCGCTCATTCATCGGGTGGTTAGAAGCAATGACGATTCTGGAAGATAGAATTGAGAGACTGGACACTGAATTAGACTGCATAAGCCTGGAGGAAAGATGAACAAAACTCAGCGTATTAGGAAGCAGTTAAATTCAATCAACAGGGCTCTCAGAAGCTCGAGGATCGATCATGACTACACAAAGCTCCAGGAACGAAAGGAGATGTTAACTGAGAGGCTAGAAGGGATAAAAAATCACTTCCATTCAAGGAGGGAAAATGACAGTTAAGAAATGGGAAGGTACTTGGCCAGCATCCTGCGACGGATGCGAAGAGCGCCTGGTGGATATGAAGTACTTTTGCGACGCAAAAGATAATAAAGGTCGCTGGGGCCTGTTCTGCCCAAATTGTCACTTCATTCTCTGCGCTGGCAGACTTGGACCTGGATATGGGCAGAAGTATGACTCAAAATCACTTGAAAAGATTGGAGGTTAGCCATGACCAATAAGGAGGGTAGTGTGACAAAGACTAAGACCGAGTGGGAGATCGCCGACGATCTTGGAATTCAGCTGACTAAGCTACTCAGATTGAGTGGTGATGCAGTAATGGCACGAACTTTGCCAACAGCTCTTGGTTACATAGAGCAAATGACTGACAAGGTGATGTTAGCAAAATCAACCCTAAACAGCCTCAAATCAGCAATGATTAAGAGGATGAGAGAGGAGGGAGGTGAATAGCCAAAACAATGCACCAAATTTTACATTGACACATTTCCTCAAGTTATGGTAATTTTAATCATGACCTGTTGGAAAATCAAAAACTTAAATGGGAGAAAGTAACAATGGCTAAAAAGTATACGATAGATGCAAAAGTACCCGCTAATAAAGAGAATGGGACTCCTGAGCTATCAGGAGCGATAGCTGTAGAATTCCCGGATCTCGATGGCGGAGATGCTGCTCTCGAGGAGGCCAAGAAGCTCTACGGAGCTGCGGCACTCTTGAGTAATGCCTTCGCAAATTGGAAAATCACTCTCCAGAGCAACATCCGCAATGCTCTGAAGAGAGGGGAAAACAGTCCTCAGATTCAGGCCAGATTAGGATCGGCTAAGATGGGAGTGGCCACTAAGGGCGCTCGAGTCGACCCTCTACAGGCCTACTTGGCTGCGTTCCAGTCTGCCTCTCCAGCTGAGCAAAAGAAGATGCTGGCCGAACTGCAGGCCAGAGCTTCAAAGTAACCCTTCTTTCAATCCAGTGCCCTCTGGCTTCGGCTGGAGGGCACTTTTTTGTGACTTTTGCAAATGTGCGGAGAGGTACAATGGAATGCAGTTTAATCAAAAATTGATCGAACTGGAGGATCTATGATACAGGATATAAAGGTTGGATTAGACGAGTTAAAGAAGGATGAACTATCAGCTAGGGAGACTGATGATCTGTACTTTATCTTTACAGCGTATCAGGCAGATAAGAGATTTAGAACTTATCTCAGAGCGATATTCAACATCTATGCCTTTGCTGCTGTGAAAGGTAAGTCAGCTGAGTTAGTGGAACTCACCAGAGAGCTAGTATCAAAGATCTAAACAAGAAAAAAGGAGAAAAAGCAATGAGACACTATCAAACCATTTTCTTCATGGATAAAAAAGCAAAATTTGTAGCTGAAGTGACAGTAGGCAAGGACCTAAGCAGTCCCTGGCCGGTACATCTGAGAATTGCATCAGAACAAGTAAAAGATTCTGATATAAGTATGCACATAGGGAGTATTGAACAACTGAGGGAACTCATCCAGTCAATGTCCCAGGCACTCATCAAGGCACTGGAGGTCAAAGATGAATCAGCCTAAGTGGCAGCGCTGGAAAGGGATAATGAAGTGGAGGCCTAAATGACTAGCTTCCAAGGACAAAAACGACTAGATAGAGAATTAGTCTTTTGGACAAAGGTAGATAAGAGAGGATCTTATGAATGCTGGCCATATCTTAGCGGTATAGATGAAGATGGATACGGTAGATTTTGGACAGGTATAACAAATGTAGGTGCTCACTGCTATGTATGGTCACTTACAAGAAAGTGTGAAGTTCCTCCGGACAAAATGATACTTCACATGTGCGATAATAGATCTTGCTGTAATCCAGGTCATCTTTATGCTGGTACTCAAATGGATAATATGAGGGATAGGTACATAAGAGGCCCAAAAGTACCAGCCCATATTCTAGCTAACCCAGACCTACATAACGGAGAGATTTGGCTCATCAGGAGACTCAAAATAGTTCTTCGTAAAGGAGTGAAGAAGACAACATATAGATTCTCTCAGGTACTTGTTTCTAGGATGTTCAAAGTTCACCAGACAACCATCCACCACATCTGGCACTCAGATAGATGGTTATCAAAGGAGGGGACCTATGTCTGAATGGACTAGATGGAAAAATGTGATGAAGGCATACCCATTTGAGGAAAAGCGCCTCGCTAAGTGGCAGCCTCCTTACATCGTGCAGCCCAAGTATGACGGAGTGAGGTGTAGAGCTGTCCCACTTGAAAGCGGAGAGTACATGCTGCTTTCAAGTGAAGAGAACATAATCTTTAGTGTTCCTCACATCAGTAGAGAAATTCCACACCTTATGAGATACAGAGCTCCAGAGACAAGACCAGAGCTTGATGGTGAGCTATATTGTCACGGGATGAAGTTTGAGGAAATAGTCTCAGTTACCTCCAGAACAGTCACCCTACATCAAGATCATAAAAGGATTCAATTCCACTGCTTCGACGTAATAGTTGAGGAACCACAGCTGAGACGAACACTAATGATTGAGGACCTTAGAGGACTATCTCAGTGGTTAGTAGTCTCTCCATTCTATCTATGTGATAGTCTAGAGGATGTAATGAGAGCTTTCGATTCCATAGTCGGTAACGGCTACGAGGGGATCATAGTTCGCCATAACTTAGGTCCGTACGAGCGAAAGCGCTCAACTTGGGTTATGAAGTTCAAGCCGAAGCAAGAGGATAGTTACGAAATAGTAGGGTTTCAGGAAGAGATTGATAAAGATGGATTTCCAAAGGATACACTCGGAGCTCTCGTATGTGCCTCAGGAGACGGAGACATCTTCAATGTAGGCACTGGATTCACTGATGAGAGGAGACGTGAACTTTGGCATGGACGAGACATGCTCAAAGGGCAGGCGGCTCGAGTCAAGTACCAGCATATAACGAGTGGGCGTAACGTCCCTCGTTTTCCTGTATTTGTTGAAGTTGAGGTGAAACCGTAGTTTAATCCAAAATAAATCAAACTGGAGAATTAAAATGACTTATGAGAAGATTCCACAAGAGTTAGTAGACAAACTTCCAACCTCTGTAGCGTATACAAGGGAGTCGCTACAGGCAACTGTTAATGCAGTGTGTGCGGTTGGTAGATTTCTGCTCGTCGAATATAACAGCATGGACTTAGACCCGCCAGCCGAGCATCCAGGCATAGTGAGCAACAAGGCCTCTGTGTGGCCTTATGGAAACCTTCCAGAGCTAGATGGAGATGAAGCACTAAGGTACCTAAATGGCAGTCCTACAAGTCCAAGAGGCCCATATCTGTCATACATCAAGAGGAACGCTTTAGTGTATAACAGAATTATCCAGGAGCGATCTGACGGAAAGGACGCTCCATTACTAAACGCAGAGCGAATAGCCTACATGGGCAAGGAGTTTCAGGAACAAGTTTGGAATGCCTGTAACTCGCTCTGGAGAAGAATACAGCTTGATACTGGGGCTGAGGTTACACGTCCACTAGATCCGCCATACTAAACTGTAACTTTTAGAGCCCCGGTATTGTGGCCCACACCACGCTAATCCGACAGCGTGGCGCGTTGAAGAGGCGGTCATGGGCCTTCGATTGCACGGATGACCGCCGGGCTCCGGGCGCGTGCCTGGGCCGGGGCTCTGCCGAGAGGATATTACATCGTGAGCTACGAACCAAAATCCGTGGCCTACTATGAAGGGGCTTTGAAGGCATTCAAGGAAGAGTGCGATTCGCTTCGCAGTCTCGTGCGCCAGTTTGAGGATCATGTTAGATACTTCGACGGTCGAGCCGCGCAGTTTAAAGCGCTGCTGGAAGACTTACGCCGGATGCGGCAACCTAAGAGCACAGACTGAACCATGAGCTACGATGAGATCTTCCTTGAAGCCTTCTGTGCAACTTGCCCGCCATGCCGAGCGGGGAAGCACCTCCGTTGCTATGGGTCTCCATGCGAATGCGGGTGCCTGAGGTCGGAGGCACCGCTTCTGAGGGGGAATGATGAAGGCATCTGTGATCCAAAAGATCTATAACACAATGCTGTCTGCGCAGATCGACATAATCAGGTTCGCCATGTACTCCAATTGTGCTGTCTGCCGACGCTGTCTTGAAGGCTGGCATCTTCAGTGCTCCGGGTCTCCGTGTGAGTGCGGATGCCCGAGGTCGCGGAACCCGCTTTTGGAGGATGAGGATGAAACCGAAACCACCGAGTGAACGGCCTCAGAACGTGTATACCATGTCCATAGCAGACATCGTGGCGACCTGTGTTGCATGGCGAACGGGCATGGATGGATTTATCGCCTCTTTGCGGAAACTAGATGCTGAGATTGAAAAGTTACGTGCAGAAGAGTCCTCAATGAAGCCAAAGCCACCGACTAACCCAGATACCAAGTTCGGGTTGATTTACTTGGCGGCGGCGATCTTCGCAGCTTCCGAGTATCAAGAGAAGTGGGATTCCTGCATCGTTAGTGCAGAGGAGCTCTACACCGAGGCCGAGCGGCGCTACGGGGGTGAGGATGACAAAAACGGAGAGATGTAGACTGTGCAGGGAATTGCACGATGTCAACGAGTACCCTGGACTGTTGGGAATCTGCCACGACTGCTACAAGATTGTTATGGAGTGGATCAACGAGAAGGGGTGGACGATCTTGGAGGCGGATGAGACTAGTCGCCTCCGCGAGGAGAATGAGAGGTTGCTAAGCCTCTTGAGCACCCTTGAATGGAACGAGCCACTAATCGGTGAGTCTGGCAAGATTGAAGCCAGAGGTTGCTCGTTCTGTTTCTCTCGCAAAGAAACAGGCCACAGCGCCGATTGTTTGTATAAGGAATTTACGAGGTGGGCGCAGCAGGCGCAGGGGAGGGTGAGGCCCAATGGATCATCCTACGACCTGCCAGTGCTTTAAAGGAGTAACAAAAATGATCTCAATAATTAGACTGCCAGATCTCTACAGCGGAGACATTATTCCACTACGTAGTGCGTACCTATGTGTGTCGTGTGATAGTATAGGACAGTCAGCTATGACCTGTCCATACTGTGGTGACAGGTCACTTTTATGTCTGTCTAGAATTCTAAACAGAAAGGAGAAAGCCAGTGATTGAGAGGACATTCTTTATAGCTGGAGTGAAGTTTCACGATCTTGGGAAGGTCATAAAGGATCTTTTTGAGGGAGTAGGACTCACTCTTGTAGCAGAGCCAAAAAACAAGTTCGATCCAAATGCGATCAGAATCGAGCATGAGGGTACGATGCTAGGCTATGTGCCTAAAAAGTTTAGCGCTGAAATAAGTGCTGCGTTGGAAGTTGATTCCATAGAATGTAAGATAACTAAGCTCAGTCCTAGTGCAAAGCCCTGGGAACAGTGTGAGGTATCTGTGAGGAGTCAGGAATGAAGCAAGCTTATTGTGCAAACTGTGGTATGCAGCTTCAGATAACTAGAAAAGCACTACCAAAGTATGGCAGGATTGTAGATCTGGTGAGGTATCATGAATGTCTACATGTTCCACTTGAACTAGATCTAAAACCGGACCCGGTACCAGTCTTCGTCGAAACTCCTAATAAGAATAAGTTTGAACAAAATTTGATCGAACTTTCAGGGCCAGATGAAACAATAGATCTGCGTGACAGGCGCAGCAAAGAACATGTTATAGATTCAACTGCACCTGCCAGTCTACTTGATCAACTCAAAGCCAGGAAGGGAACTGGATAATGTCAAAAGTATTTATAGTAAATAAGTCTAACCATAACTTTAGTGAGGCGAAAAAGCATGGAGAGTTAGTATTCCTAAGTGAGGGAAACCTAAATAAGTTTGCTACTAATACCATGTTCCGGCAGTTTACGGAAGGAATGAGGGACTCGGACCAGCATGACTATGTGGTCCCATGCAGTCTGAATGTAGCAAACTGCATCGCATGTGCTATATTCGCAAGGAAGCATGGAAAGCTCAATTTACTTCTGTTCAAGGATGGCAAGTACATCGAACGCAACCATGTACTGTAAATTCAAAACTTGCTTGACAACGAATGTTAGACATGGTACAATTGATTTCACTGGAAGAAAAATGATAAGGAACAAGCCAAAACTAGTATTAACTCAGATCGTATCTGGGGAGCGCGCATTAACTGGACTAGACAAAGACGGAAAGGTATGGACATACTTGGGAGGTGACTATGGATGGGTTGGACTAAATATGAATCAACTGACAATGGAACAGGGTCGTAAGGCAATGGACCTCAAGCATCAACGAACTCAACAAAAATAAGGAGAAAAAGCATGATTACTGAACGAACACTTCGTCGATGGAGAAGAGAATCCCTTCAGCACCTCAATCAAAAAACAGCTCCGATCTCAGCCGCACCAGGAGCTCATAATGTGTTCTCATTGCAAATGGATGAGTTGCATAAGAGACTGTTAGTGCTAACTCAGGAACTGATGGATCAGTATTTGGTGAGGAGGGATTCATGACCTTCCCAATTCCTGAGAATCCAAACTGGTGGATACTCGACTCGTCAAAGCTAGATGATTATCTAGCCTGTCCACGTAAGTTCTTCTTCACTCATATCCTTGGATGGAGGATGGATATTCCTGCTCATGATCTTTGGTTCGGCTCAGCTTGGCATAAGGCAAGAGAATGGCAGTTGCTTCACGGCTATGAGGATGTGCAAAGTGCTTACTTTGCATTCCTCAGTGAGTACCGCAAACACTTCGACCAAGAAACAGATTCAATCTATACCCCAAAGGACCCAGCTGGAGTATTAAATGCACTACTAAAGTTCCGGGATGAGAGATTCAACGATCTTATTGAGAATAGGGTTGTCGAAATAGACGGAATCAAAATGGTTGAGATCTCTGGGACTGTACCAGTAGATGAGAAAAGAGTCCTTTATTACAAGATGGACTCTATAATGGAGAGGATGTCCGACGAGATGATCTTCTCCTGGGACCACAAAAGTACTTCTGGTAGGTATATAAACTCCAGGCAGTGGACTGAACAGTTTCATCTAAGTGTTCAGAATGGAACCTATACTCACTGTCTGTTTTGTATGTTTCCAGTTGACAAAGTCCTCGGAGTGGAGTTTTGTGGTACAGGTTTTGAGTATCTTCAGCGTGGCTCAGCCAATCGCTCAGCAGGTTATCACGCAACTCTTCAGCGAGTACCTGCATTCAAAACTCCTGACCAGATGAATGTCTGGCTTTGGAACGTCCTAGACATAATCAACAACATAGAACGTGACGTTGATAGGTTGTCACACTGCAAGGAGAGTGATCCTGTAATGATGGCCTTTCAGCAGAATCCTAAGTCATGCACAGACTACAAAGGCTGTCCATTTCATGACTTCTGTTTATCGTGGAGTAATCCGTTACAGCGTTGTTACGAACCTCCTATTGGTTTCAGAGTCGAGTTCTGGAATCCTTCAGAGATGGACACAACTGTTAAGAAGAACTTGGAGTGGCCTAAATGACGAAATCAATCAAGCAAAAGTGGGCGCAGGAAAGATGCTTCCTTAACTATGGTTCACTTCTTGGAATTGAAGCAAGATTGAGGCAAATA